CCGGCTTCTCAGACGATTCCTGGGGGGGAAGATGGCTCACAGAACCTTTCCATTCATTCCTGAAATCGATGTTTTGTTCGACCGGCCCCCTGACAATCTGTCATACTTCCGGTCAAACTTAGGCTCGACTAGTCGGCTTCTCAGACGATTCCTAGCGTGCGCCTAAACCCCTTCGCGTAAAACAATTCAATTAGAGGGCTTAGAACTTCCCATCCGCCCCTTATGGGGGGCATTTATATTGCAAAATCATAATTAAAATTCGGAGATGTCATAACACTTGTACCCGGTTGACTGGGTAATTGGCGTGATGGTGGTAAATGCCGTTCTGTTTGTTCCAGAGAAATCCGTCCTTGAGAAGGTGAATATGTCTGGACCAAACGAGAATGACACTGGCGCACCAGCCTCTATTGTGTTAACTCGAATTTCCGTGCCAGGAGAGAAGACCCTGAACCCATTGGGCGGGCTTCCGTCTGCGCGTGTGCCTCCGGTCTGCAGCTCAATACCAATGATGTGGCGGGTTAGATTTAGCACCGTGCCACTTGTGACGTCTGTTCCCACGCCAGGGTAGGTCAAGGACCCAACCCGAACGGCGATGTTGTTGGCTGTCGGGAAAATTGCTTTCAGGCCTTTGTTGGGCTCGTCTGCAACTCCAACCGCCATGGGGACGTACAATCGAACAGTGTAGCGCAACATAAGTTGGAAAGTGGCAGCCTCACCGACATCGCCGGCGACAGCTGCAACCAACCGTCCAGGGGAATAACGCCGAATGTCAGACCCGAGTTGCGTGTACATCTCAGGTTTGTCCTGTGTTTGGACCATCATTCCGGCAGTTGACTCAACCCAGGCCTGTCTAACAGTTGTTGCTCTAAGAGACGTGAGAAAACCAATCACTTCGGACTTGCCGGAAGGGATTGTTATCTCAGGATCTTCCACCCAACCCATGGTGTACCCACTCTTCACAGTTGAACCATTTAAGGCAACCAAATGCAAAGAACAAGTTTTCCAGTCTATGCGTTGGAATGCGGTTGACAGAATTCCCAGTCGTCTCGCGCTCGTTGGCTTGATAGTGTCGTTGTAAATGATCTGTCCAGAGGTTGAGCCAGCCGGCACGTTGATCAGTGCAACCAGTTCCTCGCCTCGAACAGTCATCTGCTGCGTTGACTCGGGCATTGTGGCTTTGTTGTTAACCCCGGATGGAAGCAGCGGTGTTCTTGCCTGCCCATTCCTGCTGTTATTCCGGGGTGCCATGCGTCTTGGTGCACGGGGCATGTTTGCCTGTGCTGATTTTGCTTTTGGAGCTTTTGGTCTTTTCATTCTAACACTCACAGTGTGTTACGCCTGGCGCTAGGTGTGTGTAAAACAACGATTCAGCATCACCATGCGGCAGGGAGAGTGTTACATTCTCTAACTCCAATTGTTCTTCTCTACTAATTCCCCAAGCTATCTCAAAGCTTTCTCTAGTCACTTCACGTATGGGGACCTTACGCGCATGCCAAGGCTTAATTGTGGCACGTTTAGCCATGAAGTGTCGGTCGGTTTTGATGTACTTACCTTCTCCCCTCTCGACCATGAGGGATGCTATTTGCTGCAAGACTGGAATTCCCATATTGAGTGCCAATTCACACAACCCCACGCTCTTGATGTACCTAGCCTTACAAGAAAGATGGTTCTTCTTGACAATCCAAGGCAGGCGTGCTAGCGTGCGATAAGGGTTGCGGACAAGATGCCATTTCAGCCCATCATAAACAGGCCGGCACTGACAGAATTCTGTGTGTTCAAAGATAGTCGCTACTTCAACCTTGGTTTTCATACCAAACCTCTCGAAGCAGCCCACATTGACATTCACCTGGTCGGCGCTTTCAATGATTACGACGGAATCATCTCCATCAATGTAATACGCAGCTCGAACCTTCTTAAAGGCCTCGCGCAGCATACCATAATTGAGGATAGAGTTTCCCAGACCCGTGTTGGGGTCACCTGACATCCTTGTACCACAAGTCTTGTAAGTTGTTCCGTTCTTCGTGGACCCACGGTTGTTAATTTGCTGTGACAGTAATTTCCTAAGCCCGGCATCGCGTGGATAAAATTGGCGGTAGTACCGATGCTCCTGTTTGAGTAAATCGACATTGACATGGCAATCAAACTTAGAATGGTCCAAGCAGTAAGCGATGGGGTCTATAAAAGAATCCCATTTAAGCCGCAAGTCTGCTGCGCGATCATCCAAGTTTCTGCTCTTGGCGAAAACATGCGAGTCTGTTGTATCCCTTAGTTCATAAGTAAACTCTTCAATTGGCTGAAGATAACTTGATAACGTCAGACCATAACGCTTAGACCTAAATTGAATGCACCTAGGTGCTTTGAAGTCCCACGTATGGTATTTGTCATCCTTCAAGAACATGCGCAGCCTGCTGTCACGTTCAACTAAAGGATCAATGAGGAGCGATTCTCTCGCGCGCTCATACTCAGCACGTTTACCGCCGCTGTAATGCGATATCACAACACTAAAAGCATTGCGTTTCAACTCTGGAAACCTGCCAGCGTTTGCCATAACTAGCTCATCAACGTTAACTGAAACAGCATTAATTGGAGCACTATACCTAGCACCCGTGTCAAGCTGATGTCTTTCACGGAGAGCAACCAATTCATTGCAAACGCAGCCGCGGTGTGTCCAAACAACACTCTCGTTTAGATGTTCTAGAGAGTAGTCAAATAGCTTGTACGTTGCTCGACTACAACGACAATCGCTCGTCTTCGCCCTGTGGCTGCAGTTTGGAAGTAAAGAATGGCCTTTACTCTTGGGCATACAAACTGCAGGAAGACGGCGGTGTTCCTATTTTATGGCTTCAGGCAGACTGAAGGGTTTCCCCAATCCGCCGAAAGCGCGCCCAATCATCCCCCTCTTGACGAGCTTAGCGTGTTTGCCCATCTCTTCTATCGCTGCATCACTCTTCAGTTCTTGCCGCAACTTCATCTCCTGCTCCGGAACGAGCATGGCGCGTGAAATTGTTCCAATGACCATGGTGTACTGGTCTTTGAGCGATATATCATTCAAATCATGAAGGTTTAGGAACTGTTTGGCTTTGGCCTTCATTTGTCGGAGGATGTCCGAAGTGCGCGGGACCAATGCGAACTCTAGGACTAAATACCAGTAAAGGTTGTCGTCCACGTCCACAAAAGCCTTACGCTGTCTTCGCCTCTCACCCAGCGGTACTTTCCTAGCCGGGCCCCGTTTGCTGGTGTTAGTGGCATAAACGGGTTTGTCCGCAGCATCATCAGGCGCGCGTCTAGCTTCCCACGTGACTCTCTTGATTGTCGGAGAATCCCGGTCGGACTTGTAACCAGGTCGGCGTTTCAAGTCTTTCGGTGTGGTAGCAAGAGCTTCTATAACAGATCCGGACTGAACCGTTGCTGCCGCTGCCTTCGCAGTGCGGGGTGCTGTTGCACATGCTGCATCTGGACCAGAACTCTTTTTGGCGGACGTAGTAGCGTCTGACCTCCTCGACGACCTCCTTGGGGAAGTGCGCCTCGAAGGCAAGATGCGCGAGAGAGAAGCCGTTTTTAACAAGGGAGTCATAGACTCGCCGCTTGTCCCTGCGCTGCTTACATTTGGCACCGACCCTACCCTTCTTGCCTGATTTGTGCTCGAGGGGTTGAGTAGGTCGTGCTTCCGCAGTATTGTGTCCCGTTCCTGATTGTTGAGAGGTTTTACACCAGTCCGGTCCTGGTGTGATGTTGTTGGCCGCTGACGGCTCTTCGGCGCAACCTTTTCCCGGCACACAGTTTGCCAAGAGCCGGTTGCGGATGGGAGGCGCACGTGCTTGTTGCTCAGCGTCCGTATCCTCTCCTCTAGTTTCCTCAGGCGTTTTCCCAGCTCTCCACAAGACGAGCATTGCTGCTTGTTCGCGGCGGGTGAACCTTGCCCAGTCGGTGTTCGACGGAAACCGTTTTGAGAGGATTTGGGGCCTTGCCAAGATGTCCTGGCACGCTGCTCTCCGAATTTCTTCAAGTCCGGTTTGTAACTTGTGGATGTCTGCATTATCCGCTTGCATGAGTCACACTCACTTAACGTTATTGACGATCTAAGAAATTTGGGCTGTGAATTCCCTTACACGATTGACGCAAACCGTTCCCTAAGCCGCACTAACAGTGTGGCCGCAGTCGTTATTAACGTGGTG